AATCGCCATCTGACATTGATATTATCATCAGCCCACTTCTTAGGATGTCCGCCAAGTTCTTCGCTCATCGCCAGCCAGTCGGCTACCATGGAGGCAATAAAAGTGAGCGGCATGGCTGTCCCATCAACTAACTTTCCTGCGCTTGGGCGATCCCTATCGTCTTTGTTGAGCGAATCAATTGTTACGTTTGAATCCCAAAACTCTGGATGATGCTTGTGGTTTTTTATGTGATGAAAAGTCGCCGCGTGCATCTTTTCCTTTATGTCGTCCGGAAGTTCAAAAGGAACGCCATCTCTTTTGCACTTGTAGTTCCAAGTGATAAACACATAGGGCTCATATTCGGGCTCAATCCATTTCATCTTGTCGTGATCGTCACGCTCTTGATCTAAGAGCGCCCGGTCGATTCTTGCGTCATTTAGTGCAGCAATTTTGTCAGACCACTTTCTGACACACCAAAGGTGAAAACCCGTGCGATACTTGAAATAGTCCTGCATTTCTTTTGTTATCTTCATCCCCCACCCATTCCCTCTAGCGCCTTGTCGAGTTTAGCGAGGTCTTCTCGGGCTGTCTGACCTGCTGGGCCAAAATAAACACCATCCCCATCGGTAAGACGCTCGCAATCTTCGTAGTCAATTCGAGCGGCAACGTCTCCCTCGCGTTCGACAAACTCGTCACACCAAACATCCGCCCAATTATTAGGGTTTGAATAAAACTCCAACGCCTCGACCGCTTCAATCAGGGCCGCGTGCAGCGGAGCGAGGCGAGCGTTTGCGTTCGGTGGGTTCAGTTTTCCACGTGCGACAACTTCGTTCGAGGTTTGAAGACGAGTATCATCAAACGCCAGCGCCTTTTCCAGTTTAGCTTTGCGGGTCATGTCTCACCTTTCCCCAAAAATGCGGACGCGCCTCGAGTTCAACCTTAACGCATCCAAGTGTTTTCCCATCTTCGGTAGCCACAATAAAATCAATCGGCCAAGAACATTCCCATCCATCGCAATTGTCGTGAAAGTGCTCGGCATAAGTTTCCGCGATGTACTCGATGTCTTCATTTAGAAACGTGCGCTCAAAAACTGGGACATCATCAATGTCGTCGTAATCATCTTTGTGCCAGACTTTGAACTTCACGTCCCCTCCCCTTGCTCGATGGCTTCGAGTTCTTTTTCTAATCCGCAGTCACAAGGCACTTCTTCATCGTCGTATCGGTCAACCGTTGCGCACGTTTCATAGTGCGACACCATCCCTTTCAGCTTCTCAATTACCTTCGCTTGGCGGGCGATGGTGGTTTCATGAGTTTCAACAGTCATCCACGCACTTTTTCGCTCACCATCTAGTTGATTTAATTCATACCGGAGCATTTCAATCTCCGCCTTCAGCTCACTACGCTCATTACGAAGTTCAGCTAACTCCGCCTCTTGACGATAGCGAACCTTCCTGCAGCCGTCATTAAACTCGCTAAGTTCTTTATACTTAGCTTCTAACTCAGCCACGATGCGGTCGTGGTCTTCGGCTGTTATAAAACATGGTACATCGGGACCCGTTGAGCTGTTCCAAGGATATATCTCAATAGACCCGTCGTCGAACTTCTTCCACTGTCTCCACCGCTTCGCTTCGCTTGCGTCGCTCACTTCTCCACCTCCCTGACGCCGACCAGCTTGGCTTGGTGGGTGTCCAGTTCAAATTGCTCAGGACTAGCTACAATAACCCTATCTTCTAGGTCTCTGTCCCGATAGTATATCGTCTCACACTTCTCGATTTGCTCTGCGGCCCAGGTAGCGCCTGCTAAAAAAGCAAGACCTGCATGAGTTAGGGCGTTGTGATACGCCAGCTCATTGATTATTTTTGCTTGATAATAAGTGGCCGCCTGTTCCACTTCCTTATCTGTCCAAGGCGCGTGTTTGCTCATTTCGTCACCTTAAACAAAAAAAACCACAGCATGGCGATAAATAAGCAAATCGAAATACCAAGCCAAGGTGGCAAGTATTCAATTGTCTGAAAGTTTTCATAGCATTTCTCGCTCATATCAAACCGCCTCCTAAAAAAGCGGCCCGTAACGTGGGCCAGGCGGACTTTGTAGAGAAGGTTTTGACGCATTCTGATTCCGGACTCAGCATTCTTGTCTCACTCTACTCGGTCAAAACCATTTAATATCCGTAGCCGTTGCCGTCGCCGTTGCCGTAGCCGTTGCCGTCGCCGTTGCCGTTGCCGTTGCCGTCGCCGTTGCCGTAGCCGTCGCCGTCGCCGTCGCCGTTGCCGTAGCCGTAGCCGTTGCCGTCGCCGTAGCCGTTGCCGTCGCCGTTGCCGTCGCCGTCGCCGTAGCCGTAGCCGTTGCCGTCGCCGTCGCCGTCGCCGTAGCCGTAGCCGTCGCCGTCGCCGTCGCCGTCGCCGTAGCCGTCGCCGTAGCCGTTGCCGTCGCCGTCGCCGTCGCCGTAGCCGTAGCCGTCGCCGTAAGACGCTTGGGAGTCTTCGCCAATGTTTACTTTAAGACCGTTTTCCATGAGTCCTCTTTGCAAAGAATCGTTGCTACTTCAGTCAGCCGATGAAACTCAACAAGCCCGTTGGTAGGATCAAGTTTAGTATCCTTCTTTGGGCCGTCGGCTGCGATCTCGCCAAGGCCCTTCGTCGTTCCCCAGTTTCTAATAACGCTGGCTTTTGTCAGTGAACAGTTTTCACCATCTCGATGATAATAACCAACCATCACCCAACCTCTCTGCAAGATGCAGATGCGAACCTCTGATCCCTTTTGAATCGGTGCATACTCAACACCGTTGATAACCACGTTTTCCATGCTTCTCCCTTTGTTAAAAAATCCAAGTTAAAATCAATGTCCAAAAGCAGATCGAGAGCACAAAAGCAATCTGCCAAGCATACAGAATGACAAATCCCATCATTTTCTCCTCTTGAATGCAGCCTTGCTTGGCTTAAACACAACACGTCTCGAAGGCTTTCTCATCACAACCTTTCCAAGCGTAACGTCGTGCTGTTTTCTGGGCTTTCGTAGCACTAGCGAGAATGTGCCAAAATTGCTAATTACAACCTTCTCTCCCGACATGACCTCTAGTTTCATTGTCAGGAACGATTCGCGGAGAATGTCGTAAATCAACGCCTCCGACTGCGCTTCGCTTAAATCGTCCGAAATAAAAACCTTCTTACTAACCTCAGCGGCCAACTGACTCATGTTCATTTGCTAATTCCCTTAACGTCTGCGACGTTGTTTAAATACTCAATCAATTCATGCTTTAAAGTGTTCTGGTTTGGCGATAGGCGGTCCCTTGAGTTCAGCCACTTCAGCGAGCCGTCCAAATCCTCAAGCGGGATATTGTCAAAATGCCTTCCCTCGTGCTTTCCAAATGGCATCACGTATTTCTTACGGGGCTGAGGAATAGCCGCTGGCTGTGACTTCTTGTGTTCGGCATTCTCTGGAGGCGTGACTGTCTCACGGTCTGGTTCCGCCTGATCCACCGTTGGGACAACAAACATCTGAAGGAAAGCATACTTTTGAGCAACACTCATCGCCTTGTTAGACGCCTTGTCGCTCATATCGTTACCCTCACCAATCATCGGACCAATTGTGACCTTGGAACCATCGTCACAGACAAAATCGAACTCCATGCTAATAACAGAGCGGAGCATTCGGCTTCCAGACTTGCTCTGAAAGACCTCATCCTCCCTACCCACCACCCGTGGCACACAGAAAACCCCATGCTTTGCCATGACCTCATGGAATTCAGCATAAACGTCCTCAATCCCACGGAACTGATAGCCCTGGTCTTTGTTCTTTCGTGATTTCTCAATAGCGCCAACATCGCGCATGATCGCAACGATACGTTTGTAAATTTCCACTGTAGTCTCCTCGTAGGCCAGACAATATCTGGCCAAGTGGTTTGGGTCAATTTATTTATTAAAAGATTCCTGAAGCCTGCGCTCGTCGTCTGTGCGGTCCAGTGGCTCGTTCGTGTCGATCCAATGTCGCTGTTCGTTCGTGTATCCATTAGCGATTAGATACGACAAGTTTTCGTGGAACTCCTCATGAGTCATCGGTGGGTTCTGTCGATCCCATTCTTCTCTTTGCATTTTTATGCGTTCCAAAGCTGTTCGGTATGCATCCTCGTATGGCATACCATCCTCAAATTGCAGCTTTTCACGCAACAAACGAACGTCACGAATGAGACATGGTTTTACCGATACGATCTCATGGCCAGTAATCATCGAATATGGTTTGCTTGGTGGTCTCATGTGTCAGCCTCTTAAAATGGGTAAATGAGTTCAACAAAACGCACGTAAACGTGGGGCCAGTGAGGCTGTTTAGCTGGAATTACGCCAGCTCCCACCTGAACCTGAATGGCATTCTCTGCAAGTTCCACTTCCTCGCGCTCCACCCATACGGCTACAAGATCCGCGTGGCGGCCACCGACCGTGCGTGCGCTTTTTAGCTTCAATCCGCTAAAAACCACAAACTTGCCGTCTTTGACTTGTAATTTGATTGGCTCCCATGAGCCTAGTGCTTCTTGCTTTTCCTTGGTCTCAATCAACAGAGCGTCGATTTCTGGCTTTGAAAACATAAAATGGTCTCCTCGTTAAAAGAGACCATATCACCTGACATTATTTTGGCAAGCTCTAAAGGTAGCAGCCGCAGCGCACCCAGGCGTCGTATAGTTTTTTCCTGTCGTCCGCCAGCATGCATGCAAATTCTTTCATTTTGTCAGGATTGTCCGGGATTGAATAGTATTGCTCGGCCTGTGTGCCGTCAGGCTTGTTGATGACTCGGTAAATGGTGGAGTCTTCCGAATCAATCAACCATAGCCTAGCCTCAATCTTGCGCCGATCCGAAGAACGACAACCAGATAAAAGCCCGACCGTCACAAAGCCAGCTGCAATCAAATAGATCAGTGCTCGAGCTGTCATGAGCGATCCTTTACTGGACGCTCGCGTAGGCCGCCATTAGGATCAACGTGAGGGACACCGCTGCCGCTGCCAATAGCCGCTTCCTCTTTTCGTTGGTCGCCCGTCTGAACCGTCTCATCAACAGATTCCTTTGCCTTTTCCGCCTGCCTGGCCAACCACCACTTCTTAACAACGTCAAGAAGGCCATTGAGCATATCAATGACCTTCTTAGCGTTTGCCAAGCCTGCTAGGACCTTTCCTAGCCAAGCCATTTATGCCGCCTTAATCGCAGCGATTACTTCAAACACCTTTTCTACCAAAGCCTTCGCCTCAGCCTCGTCGATGTCTTTCATTTCAGGCAATACACCCTCAACACCCTGGACCGCGTCCACGATCTTTTGAGCGTCAGCAACAAGCGCCATAACCAACGGAAGGTCAGCAACACTGATCTTGCCGTCTTTCAACAAAGCCTTGCCGTGAACTCCCAATGCCTTTACGCCTTCGAGAAGTTCCATTGATTCCTTGATACCAACCTTTGCTTCCATGTTTTCCTCCATGTATTTATTACTGGCGCTCACGCCGTTGAGCCTCAAGAATGCCACGAATCACAGCAACGTCATCTTCAATTTTGTCAATTTTACTATCAAGACGCAGCTCGAATGACTCGTGTTTGTTAAAACGCTTGTCCACATGTTCTGCAAACTCGTCAGCCGACGTCTTTTCAACAAAGGTGGCCATCACCCACAGCGTCATCGTGACCAAAGTGACACCAAACGCCAGCGTTTCAGCCAGCGTCATGTTCCATTCTAAAATACTCCCCTTGTTTTTCATCACTGCCCCATCGGCATGAGACCGTGTTTATTTGCCAAGTTTTTCAGTTTGGCCTTTTCGGTCACTGAAATTGATGAATCATTAGCGATTTGATCCAAATATTGCTGCATCATCTCTGGCGGGATTTGCGTCAATTGATCCGCTGGAAATCCTTCTATCTTTATGGCTGGCTGCATTGACCTTGATTGCGCCATGCCAGCACCGATTGCCCCCGCCGTAATTGGCGAAGTTCGGTCAATGGTCTTTGGAAGATTGCTTGGCGAAATTGGCCACTTATCTTTCAGCATCATCCAACGACCCAAATCTCTGACGTTTGCAGCTGGATTCCAAAAGTTTTCGATGTAGTCATTTCCGTAGCTTGTGCCAGAAGGATTTAATGGACCTGGAATTGAACGGACAAGCGTCGCCAATGGATCAATCTTTGACGCGTTCTTTTCTCCAAACAATACGACGCGAAGCCGCTCTGGAATGCTATCGACCTGCTTTAAAAAAGCCTTCGGATCGACAAATTCAAGATCCTCACCAGCCACGGATTTCTTAGACTTTTGGAATATCTCGTTGAGTTTGTGGCGACGCATAGTCTCAAACGCATCGGGAAACCTTTGCTGGAAGAACTTGATTGCGTTGATATTTTTAACGTCAAACAAACCGCGAATTAAATCCTCTGGAGGAATCTCATCCAAGGCCGCATCCAACGTGCCGAACGTGTCTTTTGATTTGAGCCCCGCGTTTTTACGCAAGTTTTCAAACAAATCAACAAGCTGGCTGTACTGAGAATCCGTTTGTCTTTTCTGCGCCAAAAGAGACGCTGCCAGCTGACGACCTTCGGCAGTCCGGCCAGTGTTTGCAATCGCAGCCTTTACAAGCTCACGCTCTGCTAATCGGTCAATAGCCGCAGGCAAGTCTGCCAGCTCACCAACAAACTGCCCCTGGTCCTTTAAAGCGGCCACTTCTTCCTTTAATTGGCTTCCGAGAAGACGCAGATTCTCAACCGATCTAATATTACTAAGCTGGCTAACGTACCTCTGGGCAATTCTTGCCATATCGGAATCGCCAGCAAAGGTTGGGGAGTTTTTTAGTCGCCTGCGCCAGTAGTTCTGCGCAAACTTAATCCCATCCTCTGACATCGGTACGTTCTTTAGTTCGCTGGAAATCTGCGCGTATGACTCCTTGATTGGAGCATAGGCTTGAGCCAAAACCTCTTTGATTTGCTGCTTTACAGCGTTTCCAGCGTCGTAATTTGCCGCTGTCGATTCGAGCCGATCCTTCAAAAGATTGGCTGTCTGTGTGCTCAATTGCTGTCGAACCTGCCTACCCTGCTGGCCCACAAGGCGACCAATTCCTGTGGGAGTGTTTGCAAGCGAGTCTTCCAGGTTTCTTTTTTGGAAATCCGCAGAAAGCATACCTTCCGTGGGCTTGATTCCTAGCTTACGACCAGCCTCCCCCACTCTTTCCGCACGTTGAGCACCACTTGTTCCAAGCTGTCGTTCGACCTTGGCCATCTCATCACTGGGTATTTGACTTAAAAGCCAAGCCTCTCGACGAGCCAAATCATCCTCAGCCATCTTGAGCGGCGTATTGATTGTCTTAGAAACGGCACCGCCAAGTGCGCCAAACGGTGCGCCAATGATAGCGCCAAGTGCCGCATTCGATGCCCGACCATGTAAGTCGGCGGCAAGGTCAACCTCGCCCTCTTTGAACGGCGGGGCCTCTAAAGCTCCACCAATCGCACCAGCACCAGCGCCCACTGCTGCGCCCTTGATGATTTTTGACTCTGCCAGAAAGTCAGCAATTGGTTTTGGTAGCCTAATGCCATAAGACGCCACCTTTTCGCCGAGTTTTTTTGCCATTTCTGGCGTAAACTTCGACGCAATTTTCGGTGCATTCTTGGCTAGAGCATAACCGCCAGCCATCGAACCAACAATTGCAGTGCCTTTGCCAACCATGGCGGCCATTGGATAGTTTTTTTGGCCCTTTTCAATCTGAGCCATGGTGCGGTCTCTTTCTTTTACATAAGATCCGCCAGTCAGGCCTTCAGCAAATCCCATGATTGCCGGAAGGTTTCCAAGTGCAATTTCGTCAGCAAATACAGCAAGCGCGGCTGTTGTTCCGCCGCGAAGTTCCTCAAGCTCGTCCAAATCAATAGGAGGCAGCTCCTCAGAATCCGCCTGTTTCTGACGCTTGGCTTTTATTTCTTCCATGTCAATTGGCGGTAGTTCCGAACCAAAAGACTCACGATCCTTAGCTGCCCGCTCTGCCATGGTTTATTCCTCTTTAAGTTTGAAGCCTTTATCCAAATAATACTGTCTAGCTTCGCCGTAGCTTATGCCGTTTTCATCTGCCATCTTTTGAACTCGCGGATCGCGCTTGATTTCTGGACCAGATGTCTTGGCGGCTTCCATTGCTTTTTCGCCAGCCTTACCCTCGAGCGCAGCGATGGCCGCACGTCTTGCCTGTGCTTTGATCTTTTGAACATCTTGGTATCGCTCGCCAGGCTGAAGGAACAACACCTTATCCTTCCCAGCTTCTTCAAACGCTGCGATTGCCGCGCCGGTTTCATCCCGAAGAATAGCCTGAAGGAAATCACGTCGAGCCGCATCGTACTTCTGTTGGTCCGATGTCTTAAATACGTTCTGCATCGAGTCTGGGATAAGATTACCGATGACCCACGCCTTTCCGCTTGTCGGATCAAAGTTGAGCGTTTTCTCGTACATTTCCAGGATCTCATTGGCCTTTTTTGCTCGTTGAGCGTAGCCAGCCGCCGCACCTTGTCCGGCTGTTGGAGGCTTCTCGGACTTTGCTTTTGACTGTTGAGCTGCTTTTTGCCTTGCCATGCGCTCACGTGCCGCACGGTCAGCGTCAGCTAGTTCTTTCCTCAATGCTCTGTCGGCCTCTTGCTGTTCCTTTTTAAACGCTCGATCAGCTTCACGCTGTTCTTTCTCGAGACCAAGCTCGTAGCCTTTTGCCTCTCGTCCAGCTTCGATTTTATCCGCAGCTATCGCCTGTTGACCAAGTTGGCCTTCTTGAGTCGAACGGTCGCGCATTTCAGTGCCAAACGCCTGAAGTTCGGCGTCAGTCATCTGTGTCATCATGGCCTGAAGCATCTTCTGAGTAGGCTCCGAGAGTTTGCCCTGAGCCATGATCTCGAGCTTTGCTTGGTTAACAAGCATCTCAAGTTCTTTGCCCTGAGCCGACTGTTCCGCTTTGTAAATATCGAGCGCGGTTTGAATCTCTTTGTCGGCTCGATCTTTGCCTTTTTTCTTTGCCTCCTCACGCGAACGCAGCGCAAGCTCGATGCCCTTTTGACCGCCAGCCGCGCCAGCCGCCGCTCCACCAGTTCCACCAACAAGGCCACCAGCCAATGCAGGCAAAGCTGAAATTAGAGCCGCTTTCAAATAATCAGACATCTGCCAATCGCCAGGACCCTCTTCTTCATACTTCGCTCGAATTGCATCGAAATCTGGAGCTTGCACGCGGCGCCTTGCAGCCGTGCGTACCTCGTCTAAAGTTCCACGAATGCGGTCCATGTCGGCTTGTTGAGGTTTTGCGTATTCAAGCGTTGTGCCCCAATTGCCATACAAACGGTCAAGAATGCTTGCTTTTGATTCAGGCTCCCGGACGGCCATCTCGACAATTTCTGAAGGCTCGAGATCCATTGGTTGCGAAATCTGTTGCTTTGGAATCTCGGCCTTCGGAAGAGGCACGTTAATTTCGGAACCTTCGAAGCTGATGTCCGTTTCAAGCCGTGGCTTTTTGCGGTACATCTGAAATATTGCCCCGCCATCATCCATCATAATCGGAGCCGGACGGCCCGAAAGTCGTTCCGCCAGCTTTGAAAGTGCATCCATTAGTAACCTCGATTCGCCAACAATGCCGCTCGATTGATTCTGTCTTGATCCGCAGCCGTTCGATCAGCAACGTCAAGCTGCGCCCATCCCATGCCGCTTGCCAGGTTTCCAGAGATGTCACGATTAAGTGCATCAGACCAGTCCTTGAGACCAGTTCGGCGCAAAGCATAGTTATCAAGCAATAGCTTTTGCTCTGCCGCTTGACGGTCGCGCATTCCTTGTTGCTGCAATCGTGCAGCCTGAGCACCAGCCATACCGCCGCGTATTCCAGCGCGATTTTGGCTCGAATACAGCCGACGCATGGCCGACTGTTGCTGACCCTGGATGCCACGAGCCATGTCTTCTCGAGCCGCCAGCATTTCTTGCGCGTTCAAGCCCTGGCTCATGTCTTTGTATCGAGCCAAGTTTGCCATATAGTCTGGATTTTCGCGGGTCAGAGTGTTCCAGTAGTTTCTTCCGACCATCATTGCCTCTTCTCGAAGCTGGGCTGGCGTCTTTGCCGCAGCTGAAGAGCCAGGCTGTCCGCCTGGACCGTATGCCGTGTTCATGATTTGATTGGTCGCATTGATTCGATCAGAAACATTAAGCGCGGCAGAGGTCGGATTGCCCAAAAGCGGATTTGACCCACCCCGAGTATCAATTGGCCTCGCCGCTGCAAGGGTCGGCAATGCAGTTCGTGATCCACCACGGTACTGATCTCTCATTGCCTCGACTGCGCCGGGAATGCGAGCAAGCGACGGATTCATTGTAATTGCTCGAGCAATCATTGCGTCAATTTCTTGTTCTGAATACATCCATCACCTCAACAATAAAATTTTCACAGTTCCGTATGCCGCAATCGTGAAATTGCCGGACCCCGCCGACGTTATATTAACAGTAGGCCCATTTTTCTCTAACGACAAAGTGAAGTTGTTTGGGTTTGATCCGCCCTCGGCTTTGACCCAGTAAGGTGTATTGTATGCCAAGCCGCCAGGAATGGTTCCACCCAGGCTTCTAAAAATAACCTGCATTCCGGTTCTAAATTCTGGTAGGTAAGCCCACGCGCCGCCATTAATGTGAATCTGATCGGTGGCGGAATTAAATCCACAGTTCACCGATGCAGTCAGCCACATGCCGTGCATTGATTTAAAAGTAAGCCAATCCTTATCAAACTCTAATCCCTCAATAATACTAGGCACGTTAGACCTTAAAACGATCCAACCCGATGGCTCCTTACCTAAAGGATTTGCAACGCGGGTATCCCTCAAACCTTCGATTGGTATTTCGATGATTTTCCCGGCAAAGTTATCCTCAAACGTAATGCCTTTGAAAGCATCGTCGATTTCGCCCACCATGTTGCCGATCTCATCCCGAAGGAAATCAATCAGCTGATCCTTGTCACGCATGTGCGCTTTGCCAGCCCTAAAACGCTTAAGACTCGGCTTGCTCATGTCTTGAGTTCCTCGATATACGGCGCGTCAACCTCAAGCTCCCAGCCTTCAATCTCCACGTTCGTGTTGTGTTCCTCGTTTTCGAGAATCAAACGAGTCGAGCGGTATTTGCCGTCAGCCAATCGAGACTGGGCCACGACCTGAAAAGGTGTTGTCTGTGTGCCAAGATCGACCTGAACCTCAGCGCGGTCTGATCGAATGTAATTGACCTGTTGGCGAACATCCAAAGTCGGGTCATTGTTTTCGGTTTGTGGCACAGAACTTACACGTGCACGTGGGAATTGCTTGGGAATTGATGGCTTTCCGCCATTATACCAAGCTGTTCCGTATCGCCACGATATAAATTGGTCGTGATCCTCGTACATGATCCCAGTGTTGCCAATATTCTCCTCAAAAAGCCCGCTTACAACGTCAGTCGAGAATGCCGAGTACCTGCGATCAGCCAAAACGAGCTTTTCCTGATATTCACAAAGCCCTGCCGCCGCGTTGATCTTCCACTCTGACCATCGGCCACGCAAATAGTCGTAAACAAAAAGCCTTCCGTTGCCAGACTCATAAGGCTTCATGGCGTCAACTGTAACGTCAGCCCCGTCGCCAAGGTTGATGTCCACCTGAATATTGGATTGCTCGACCCAATCTTCCTCATCCACCCAGGCTGGCAAATAGCAAAGGTAAAGCTGCCGGGCCTCCAGAACGTCAGTGGAACCAGCCAAGAATTGAAGCCGCTCATTAAACGGTTTATTTAGGTTGTTGATGATTGGCCTGATCGTGTAGCCCATCTTCTCGTTTGGCACTGTCGATTCAGTGACAGATGCAAAGCCTCGAGTCGAAAGGAAAATTATTTGGCCATTAACCTCTTTAATCGAATGCCCAGCAAGACATCCAACCTCTTTCGAGGTCCAATCAAGCCGCACATCTAATTCCGTTGGATCTCCCGAAAGTCTCGCTATTGATCGGTCTTTAAAGACAAGCAAGCTGTTTCCAATCTCGGCCATTCCTCTGACAATGTCACCCTGATCGCTTTCCACGTTGACCGTGAACGAGCCGTCAGTCGGGAATCCCTCGAAATTTTCGTAATCGGCAAAGCACACGTCATTTATTAGCCCGTAATCGTACGACCTGTTTCCGTACGATCCGCGTCGAATAAGCCGGTTTCTTCCCGACAAAGGAAATCCACTGACAACCAATCCGCCATGGTATTTTGCCACGTACTTGCCAGCCGGAGCGGGGCCAAAGTCAAACTCCGGCAACGTAACCTCTTCCGTTAGTGCGGAATCAAGCGTGTTGTCTATCATGTCGGGCGCAGGCGTTAGCCAACCGGCAGGCTTTTCATCCACAAAGTAGAAGTTTGCCCCGCCAGCCTTTGTTCTCGCCACTTCGATAGTAAAACCCAGCGTGATGGCGTCGCCGTTTGTTAATTGCACAGCATTGGCAACGGTAATCGAGCCAGCGGCCACCGATTGAACTCTCGTGTAAACGATTGACGAGCTTGAACGATCCCATACGGCGATGAGGTCATTCGCCTCAAATACGTCAGCTGAAACGGTAATTGTTGTCGATGGCGAACCCATCGTAGCCCCACAACGAGTTTCTTTAAAATTGGCTGGATTAGTGAACGAAGTTGTAATGTTCACATCTCGAGTGGCTACAAGCGTGATAGAAACTGGATCGCTCCACGGCCCATAAACCGTGTTGCCAGCTGAATCGTACATCTTGCCGCGAGTGATGTATTGATACGTTCCAGCTGGAATCGAACCAGAGGCAGCCGCAACCAAAGACGGATCGCCGTTTTTAGCCACTCCAGCCTTGAACATATTTTGCCCATCGTACTTACGAAGCACGCCGTCATAATAAAAATAAAGGCAATAATTAAGGGATGCAGATGATATGGCCTCATATTCTGGCTGATCCGACCAAGCCACCAAGATGTTGTCATAACTCCCGCTTGCGTCGGATATTGCTTCCCACTCGTAGGCTTTAAGCGTGCAGCTTCCAGACTTTAAATCAAACTGATACGTGTTTTCCAAAAAAGCCGCAGGAATAGTGGTCGTGCCACTTACTGTAGCCGCAAACCCCGTCAAAGCGGAAATGGCCGTATCAAGATCGCCAATTGTCACGGGCGAACCCTCATCGTATCCAAGGCCAAGATCGCCGTTGTAGGTGGTAACACCATCTTCCACAATCAGGCATCGAACGTCAGCTGATGTCGGATTGTACCAAAGTGTAAGCGTGCAGGCTGTGGCCGGTCCAGAGTATGTCACCGTGAGGCTTGCCTCTTTCCTGCGCTTTAAACCATCGGCAAAGAACCCTAAAAGCTCTGCTTCCAAGACCCCGTCAGTGGGTCTTCGGCGCTCAAATTCCACAAGCCCGTGCTCTGGCGCAAGTGCCGCCCGACGCTTTAAACCGAAGCGCTTTTCGATGGCCGGATCTTCCACCGAACCTGTGAAAAGGACGTTTCGCATCTCCGAAGCATTGGCCTCTGGCCTTGTGTAATCTGATGAAATAAGGTCAAGCGTGCCTGCGTTATATTGCTTGTAAATGCCCACAAGCCACCCCTTAAACGATGTCTAGTCGCTGCGCGTCCAAGTAGTCAGTGTTGAGAATTGTAACTGCACTCACGTCGTGGTCGATGTCAGCAAATGCGCCAATCGTGTCTTTCAGAATATCTTCACAGTCAGCCTTTTTTGCCGCCGCTCGAGACGAACCATCTCGGAACATTGCCCGATAGGTCATCCACTCTTTCAAATACCGCTCGGCCATGTCTGGCAGATCGGGACGATTACATGACCGCTCACCAATCACAACGTAGTCAGACGTTGAAATGGTCTCGCCAGATTCAAAAGTAAATGCCCCACCAGTCAATGTGACAACACCAGTGCCAGTGTTGATCGAATCGTACTCGATTCCTGCCATTTTAAGATTGCCGTCTCTGTCTACCACCGACAGGTAGTTGTAGCTTGCAAGTTCACCACCTGGATCGAGCGACGCAAGGTCAGCCGCCGTCAGGGTTAAAGCCGTCACTTGTGTCGAAGTGGATGTGACTGCCTGAATCTTTGCGCGGCGGATCTCAAGGCGTGGCACCTTTTTTACGTAGGTAATTCGGATTTTGGCATTTGCCCCGTTCTGCGGAGCTGGCACCAAAAGAATTTGCTTCCCGCGCCGAATGTAATACCCAGGGTTTCCCACTGGATAGGAGATCCTCTCTGGTAGCTTCGCCTGATCGAGCCGATAGTAATTGAGGTCAGTGCCATCAATCGAATATTCCACGTTCTCGATGTGCGACAGGTAAATGTGCGCCGGAAGGTCGTATGCCTCTTGGCCACTTACGCTGTCGATGATCGCTTCAGCCGTGAAATACTTCGGATGTGTCTTGATGGCCTCCGAATAGAGCCTGTCTTGAGCCTCATTGGCCCACGCCACAAAGTCTTCCTGAGGGATACCAACAGTGGTCGAGTATTCCTTGTTCAAAGACTCCGCACGAGCGCGTTTAATGATTAGCTCAAGACGTTCCATCGTTATCCCTCACCCATCTTTTTCTTCAGCATCGCAGCCATCGCCTTCATGCCCATGGCCTTGCCGTCGTCAGCATCTTCGCCGTCGTGCTCCTCGCCCTCGTCGTCATCTCGAGAGTATTGCTTTTTCTCGTCGATGACTTCCGCATCGTCAGCGTGAAGTGCTTGGTAAAGCTCGGCCACCATTCCCTTGATTTTCTTCAAATCCATTTAAACCCCCAATGCCCTGTTCCAATTTGACATAAGCTGCGCCATCATATTTTGCTGATTCGCACCATATCGTTCTTTGTTTTGCGATTGCTCACGCATCAGCTCTTGCTCGCGTTGCCGTTGTTCACGTTCTCTTGCGTACATTTCGGCAATAATTCCAGTCAACGCAGATGCACCAGCCGAAACTGCCGCCGATCCCCAGTCAATTCCAGCACCCTTCGCTGCGGCTTTCTGGGCTCCTGTTTTCGCTGCCGATGGCGCAGCGGAACTGACAAACTCGCCTGGTTGTGGGTAAATAAACTGAGTTTCGATGCCATATCCGTAGTTCACCAAATACCCCCGTGTAAGCTAACAGAAACCGTCGCCGTGGTCGTTCCACCAGTAAAAGTGTAAACGGGACGAATTAGGCCAAGCATTTCGCCCGTAATCATCAGGGATTGCGTGCCGACACCTGTGATGGCAGACAATGCGCCGCTTGCCACGTCAATCCAAGTGGTCCCGTTGTCAGGACTGTGCTGAAGTTTAATCACCAACGATGTGCCAGCACCCACCGCCGATGCGTTGGCAAACAGGAAATATGGCGCTTTTTTCAGCGGATCAATCGACACAGCGTCGCCGTTTGTCGTGGCAGTCAGAGCTTTAGCTGATGCCAGCACTACCTTTTCAATCAATGCCATCGTCTTCTCCTACCCACTCAATGACCGGGGCCACCTTTGTGTGACACCGATAGTATCGAGTTTCGTTCAATTGTTCGCAATCTGCCATCATATACTTGATCGAACACCCAGACATCAGTACAGCCAGAATCAAGATTAAGACCGTTTTCATCCCATTCCTTTCGTTAGAGTCGATGCTTGCGGTAAGTATCCCATTCGTTCCTTCCTAGCGTGGGCCTATGCACATCATGTTAATCTGAGCCGTTGTAACAGCGCCGCCGCCTCCAACATCGCAAGCCGTTGCTGACGAACAAACCGAATAGAAATCCGAGGACGACCCGCCAGAACCGTCCCATGATACTGTGCAGATTGGAGCCGCTGAGAAATATCCTGTTGCCAAAACCAACGAACACGTTCCTGATGAAATATTGCTTATGGTCGAAACCATACCTTGAGGGTTGGATTTTATAGTAGAAGCCGAATCGCAATCGAGGCGTGCGCTTCCAATTTTATCGCCGTTTGTCCTTCCCGTACTCACGCTGTTTGCTAGGATTGCTGTCGTGTAGCCGAAGTATTCTGTGACGACGATACGTCCAGCAGCACCTGCTCCACCGCCATGACCACCTGTACCTGCGCTGCCCGCCGAACCACCTGTTCCAACAGCATACGAGTAAGAGCCTGAAGGGTTAGAGATCAGTGCTTCGATGTATCCGCCAGCGCCACCACCGCCACCTGAATGGTTTGCCCCACCAGCATCAGCGCGACCGCCTGCACCACCGCCGCCCGTGTTGAGACGAGCGTTTCCGCCCGGACCCGCTCCGCCGATACCAGCGCCACCTAGCGGGTTTGCCCCACCGTATGCGAAAGGTAAGTAAAAGTTGATGGACGTTGAAGCCGCCATTCGCGCCCCACCGTCGCCGCCTGTTACATTCAATATTGTGACCGCTGGTGAGTTGATGGTCGTACCACCGCCCGCGCCGCCACTTCCGCTCGCGTCCGATCCGGTTCCGCCACTGGCAATCAGAAGACTAGAGCCAAACGTAGAATTCCCACCGTTTCCGCCTGCTCCTGCTCCAGAGCTCCCAGACCCCGAACCGCCGCCGCCGCCGCCAACTACCATGACGTGCATATACGTTGCACCGTTTGATGGCGTGAATGTCCCGCTACCGCTCGTGTAGACCGTGACTTTCGGCGCGCGCTGCTGCTCAGGCGTCACGACCTGAGAGGCTGTCCAGCCGACACAGGGAAAACGCGCCTCAAAAGTTAGCCCATCAAGGTTAGCCCACGCCATTGGCGAAGCATCGGAAAGAGTGGTTCCGGCGTGTGAGCTACCACTTGCTAGAGGCAAAGTCTGGAAAAACAGTGAGCTTGTGCTGTTATAATAAACCGTCACATCCTGCCTGAGTCCGCCAGCACTATCGTCTCGCGTTGCCCCTGATCCCAAAACATTAAGATTATAGGACGTCTGATTTGCTAGTTTGGACTGATCTATCGTGCAATTCGCCGCGCTTGGAATATTGAATATTAAAGATCCGGCTGGCGTTGGTGCCGCAGACGTTGCGACGCTGCCCTGAAGCTCCATTGTGTCGCCAACGCGTCGCCAGCGAGCGGTATATGTTGCATTGGCGGTCCACGATCCAGTTGTTGAATCTGTGCGCCACTCCGTTATCAAATCCGCAACGCCAACATTCCGCGCTAAGCCTAAATAAGCCTCATCAATCGCAATCAAGGGCTCGTTCGATGCAACGGAAATGATTTGCAGGGCAATTGAACCAGACGTTGGGCATGGGAAAGTGAGAGTGTTCTTTGTAAAATAAGTGGAGTTTACAATGGTCTGAGAAGCCAAGACGTTTGAAGATCCGTCTACAACCCTAATTGTGTGCGTGGCAGTTCCCGATGGAACCTTCAGATAAATAGAGCCCTCACAGTTGTTGGCCTTAAAGCCCTCCGGCACAGAATAAAGATCGCTTGAAAACTCCTGACTCGCGGCAGAAGAATCCCAAGTAGCGCTCTTTCCGAAGAAAATATTCGTGCTCGTTGCAGCAGCTAGCGTTCCGCCAGTAACAGCCCAGCTTGTCGAGTACGTTTGCGCCTCGAATCGCGGGTTTTTCAGCAGATTGTAGCTATCAAGCTCAAGCAGAGCGCCCGTTCCGCTGTACTTTGTGACCTGATTGTAGGGAGTTTTGAAGTCAAAGGTGGTTGAGAGCGTCCCGCTTTGGCCAGCCGCCCTGGTAGGCGGAAGTCCAGCCAATGCAATCGAAGGCGCAGAAATCATCAACCCTGTCAAAATAGCCGTTAAAAAAAACCGCATGAAACACCCCTCTTACGATTCAACGATCCACTGCAAAGCATAGGCAGCTGTTCCAGTTCCAGCAATCGCACAGAGCGACACGTTGGCCGCACATGGAATGAAACCACTGTCTCGGCCTGGAGCAAGTCTGCATCCTACCGTTGTCGATGCTGCTGAACCGATAGCAAACCGAATCGAATCATCATTGTCATCATCTGCAAACAGAATGAATCCCACCGCATTAGCCGGAGCCGTCTCGGTTTGTGGCGTTGTGCCAGTGAGCGAGTCGTTCACAATACTACCAGTCGTGTTTCGTGGGGCCTTGGTCGCCACCGCTGCCTGGTCTGTCGCGATCACCACTCTTTGGGTAGATGCATCAGAGTTACCAGCATTATAAGTTACTGGCAGAGTCGCCACGTCTACGTCGCCAATGTTATTAGTTCCAGATGGCAAAGCCGCAGCCACTTCAACCTGACCATGACCACTTGCATTAACCTGCCAGCGATGAGCGTTTCCGCCCGCAACACCACCGACTTGCATGAAGTCGTTTCCGGCGGGGTTTCCTTGTGTTTGGATCGCGTTGTCGATCAGGGCCACCGATGTCTCAATAGCCGCATTCGACACGTCCACTGACGCCAAAGTTGTCTCGGTCGCGAAATTGACTGCGTTTAGGGTTGTAAACTTCTCAAGCAAACGCTTAAAAAGCGAAATTAAACTGAATGTGCCAGTGTCAGACGAGGCAGAGGCGTCGGCTTGAGCGCCAAGGTTTGTATTAACCGCTTCTGTTGCGATCTCGATGTCAGCCGTGTCTGCTAAAACCGCAGCCAAAGTGGTTTGGGTCGCAAAGTCCTTGCCATCAATCGAGGTCAAAAGCGTTTCAACGTCATCAGCCCAGTCGTCTGTGCCGTTATCTCGTAACACCTTTACCGGAAGAGGTCTTGAGTTCGCTGGCGTAACTGTGTCTTGCTCCACTTCTGTGTCGACAGAGTTGAGCACAAACTGAACCGGGCCTGGAGTCGTCGTGAGGTTTCCGTTTACATCAATTTGCGGGCTTCTTGGCCGCATAATTGCGAATGTGTCACCGTTTCCGGGTGCAGCTGGCATCTCATCGGCTAGGACAATCTCGTTTGTGGAAACTGAGATGACTCGAACCTCTCGATCATCAAGTGCGCCAGACGTAAACCAGATAACATCGCCAATTTGAGCTGCATGTCCCGTTGCAACAATGGATGAAACAGTAGACCCGGTTTCGGCTGCATCGACGCCAACCTGATAAACAAAAACGCGAGCGTTTACGCTTAAACCGTATTGCTCGGCACCAGTGGGTTCAATTGTCGCGTGTTGTGCGATTTGATCTTCAGGTTTGCGGCTCGAAGGCCAACCTCTCATTGTACTCATTTTGTCCTCTCCTCGCCGTCCTTGTTGGCGGGTCTTAGTAAGATAGAAGGGGCGGACGGCTTAACCACCGTACTACCGCCCACCCCAGCACGGTCTTAGATTGCGTCTTCGGCGTCAGAGCCGACTATCAAAACATGAAAATCGGCATCGGCAGCTGCGCCCGCCAAATCCTCTGTAATGATCTGAACAGAGCCAACCGCCAAAGTCGCCACTCGGGCAATTCGGTCGTTTGTGGTAACAGTAACAAGTACCTCAGGAGTTCGGGCAAAAGCCTCATCGAACGTCAAAAGATAATCGCCAGTACCAGAATCCGTGAGGCTAACATCATTTGCACAAGTTCCCGAAAGCGAAGCTGTGCCAGTGCCGTCAACCTTCAGTGACATCATGCGTACCAAACGCTGTGGACTTTTTATGGATCTTGCAAAAGCCATTGTGAACCTTCCCCATGCTAATGGGCATGGACCAAAGAAAGACGGGGCCTTTCGACCCCGCCTCGGTTAACTCGATTACGTTGCGAGTCCTGTGATGACACCTTGGAACGTCGGGATGATGACGTTCTCGTAGTATCCGCCGTAACGTGCTGAGTACGTGTCAGCCGACGCAGAGCGCAGGAACACTGTGCCATCATCGTCGAACCAGCCCATATCAGGGCGGTGGTACGCAGTGATGTAGTTCGTGTTGAGGAAGTACATGCGGTCGTCTTCGCAGAAACGCTCTGGGAAGATACCAATTGCACCAGCCGCAGACATGAACTCGAGACCTTTGAACGACACCTTGCCTTTGAGTTCTGGCGAACGAGGCTCAACGATGTACTGCTTTTGGTCTTCGAGAAGGTTCATGATCTTGCGGTACTGAGTGAACGAAGTGATGATGAGATCAGGAACCTTACCAGACTTGCGTTGTACCTCGAGCATGACTTTGTTCATGCGGTCAACAGTGATACCCGCTCCGCCAGCTGCCTCTTGAGTGGACTGCCAACGGCGGCCAACATTGATTCCGTACAGAGTCGAGGAAGTGGCATCGCACACTTTCTTGAGTCCGATTGGATCGTTGTTGCGCGAGTTCTGCATGTACACGACATGAGTACCCGCGCCGATCATTGTGAGGTCGTCCGAACCGCTGATGCGCTCCAAAGTCACCGCACGTGTAGCGGGGTCAACCGAAATGACCTCGAACACAGATGCAAGCGAGTTCACGTTTACGAAATCGCCCTCTTCGAAGTTCGCCTCTTTCCATGTCGCAGATGTGATCGTGACGACAGGGTCAGTGGCAGTACCAGATGCGTTTCCAGAAAACGATCCGAGAGCACCGTCAGCGTTTCCGAAAAGAATACGCGATGCGTTGCGAGTCCAGCTTTCAACAGTCTTTTGAACTGTGTGCTTTGTCGCCTCAACGAATGCACCCTCGTTGTTCACAGACGCCTTGATTGTCTCGCGGTCGATTTCGCAAACCGCATAGACTTTCTTTGCTGTTACAGTGAGGTCGCCGTAAGACGCCATGTTTGCCGAAGGAAGCGAACCAGAACCCACGCCACCGGAGAAACCGATTGGCACGGGATACTTCATCTCTTTACCTACGAAGTTGTAGTCCTTCTTGATGCGGCCCAGCAATACGTTTGCTGAGTTGTACACGTTCTCGGAAATCTTTCCGTACTTCTGTTTGAACAGTGCTGATGCGTCGGTCAGGTTGAAATTAGCCATTTAAAACTCCTCTTTTGGTTTTATAAGTCATCAAACGTCAGTGGGTCGCTTCCGGGATTAACCGCTCGCGCCGCCGCCTGCGTCACCTTCTCTGGCTGACTCTTCCTGATCTTCTTGGACAGAGTGGCTGCTTTCATGTCACCAAAGGTTAGTTTCACAACCTCTTTAATGTCTTGAGCGCTTAGCCGCTTGTCCCGAGCCATCGGGATGAACTCAGCAAAGAACTTTTCTTTTTGGGATTCCTCGAGAGATAAACCAAGGTCTTCCAGAGCGCTTTCGGCGGCAGTCAGAACCTTCTCGGTCTGAACCACTCGCACAACGTCTTCCGGCCCGATCTCTCCGTTGCGTGGTTTGTATAACCCTTGTTGTACGGCCTGCATCAGATTCTGGTAGCCGACCTCGAACTCTTGGTTTGTCAAACCTGCGCTTGCAACCATCTGAGTGACTTTAGCTTCAAATTCGCGGAACTCCCGCTCTTGCTGTTCACTCTGAAGGCGTGACTGAGTTTGGCTTCTGTAGTAGGCCGCTTCGGCCTCTGCGTCTGCCGCTCGCCTCTCAGCGTCAGTCATTTCCATTCTTTTTTCAAGCACTGGATTAAGCGCGTCCAGGAAATCTTTGCGCCATTGCATAGGATCCATGCCAGCCATCTCGGCCATCTTCATGAAACCAGCCATTGGGTCCTGCTTTGCAATCTCAAACATCTCACCAAGTTTGCCGATGACGATGTCCCGTTCCTGCTTAAATCGCTGCTTTTCGGCACCGAGCTTTCCAAACTCGTCAGACCATGCCTTTTTGCCGGAGTAGTTATTAATCAGATCCTCGACCTTTACGACTTCTTCGCGTCCGGCAACCTTGACCGTGACCTCTGCTGTGGCTGGAAGTTCGGCTTCTTCCTCTCCATTCTTGAACTTGACCGTTCTCTTTGCCTCGGCTTTGCCTTGAGCGAGCTTGTCCTTTTCGCCTTTCTTTGCGTCTGGCTTAGTTTCTTTGCCTTCTTTTTCCTGATCTTTGTCAGCTTTGGATGACTTTTCCCCATCTTCCTCAGCTTTTTCCTCAGGCTTAAACTCTTTTTTGACAACCTTCTCGGGCTTGTTGTCAGTTTTCTCGAGGCTTCGGACGTTGTCGAGGTCATCGAAACTGGCGAACATCTCGCCTGGGCCGACTTCGATCTTCTCTGGCGTGTTGACGGTGGATTCATTGGTGCTTACCTCTTCGACAGGCATGGGTGGTCCTTTCTTGCTTTTCGCGAAGATTAGTTGGTTTTAAACTGGGCAATTGGCCCGGTTATACTAATGGTTCAAACCCACCACCTGGAGCCATGGGCATCTCCTCGGGTGGCAGACCTGCCGCAGATTGTGCCAATTCCTCTGGGCTTGGCGGCGGCATATCAGCTGGAGCCATTCCAGCATCAGGCGGCATTTCACCAGGCATAGGCGGTGGCGGCATTGGCGGTGCCTCTGGCGTGTAAAATACCGGGAAGAACGGCAGCGCTTGGGCCTGCATGAGAAGCTGTGGGTTCTTCTTGGCTTGTTCAAAGATTAGGTATTCGGTGGCCATCAAGTGATCCTTCATGGCCTCTTGGCGCTCCTCTGGCATTTTCTTAAACGAACTGTCCTGCATGGCTTTGAAGTGAATCTGCCAATGCACAAGGCTTTGCTCATATGGCTTCGGCTCATCTGTTGGTTTGCCATCAAGGATTGCCTCGTTTTCAGCTTCAGCTGACCGTGCAGCCGCAGCGCCATCGGTAAGGAACTTCTCGCTTTGGCCAAGATCAAGCATTTCGACAACCTGTTCTTGCGGGAACATGCCGGGGAACTGGGCTGCAAAGTCTAAAATAGCCTGCATTCTGGCAGCTTTTGAATCAGGAAGGGCCGACGAGTTCTGGATTCGGATGTCATAGGGACGGGCCAAAACCTCTGGATCGAACTCAGCCGCAACCCATGCAGCGTTCTTTCCAAGCACCAACATCGTGCGCTTGTCTGATTTGTCGTAGTATTGAGCGCATACTTGCAATGTCTTCCACGCAACACGGCGCACAAACTCGTTGTAATTGATGATCTGAGCGTTAGCGATCTGGCGTTCTTGCTCGGCAACAAACGTCAATGCAACACCTGACGTGATCCCAGCTGGAGGTTCACCGCGAAGAACGTCACCCACCTGGCCAAGATTCATAATCTCGTCTCGAAGGTTCGCTCTAAAGTTAAACACTTCAGCTGGCGTGGGATTTTGTTGGCCAAGCGTTGGTGGCACCCCGCCTTGATACTGCACAATCGTGATGTCGTTGCCAAGTGACTCGGTCTTGATAGTTCCACGTGGAACGAACCACTTCGGATGTGCAACAAGCATCTGGTTTCGGATGATGGCATTGGTCAGGTTGTTGTACTGAGCCTGAGGTCCCTTGATTAAGCTAAAGATGCTCAAGGAATGTTGTTCGCCTGGGATCTCGAGCCCTGGCATACGCTCAAACGAGAACTCACCGTGATGATACTTGTTGGGCACGTTCTCGAGAATCACGTCCTTTGTGAACGTAATCGTGCGGCCCTTTGGCATGAACTCGGTCGCTTTATGCTGGAACTCAATGACGAAAGTCTCATTGATGAGCTTTTCCTCTTCGAGCTTAGTGACGTTGTAAACAGTTTTAGCCGTCTCAGCTTTGATCTGGCTTGCCAGTTTCGGGTATTTCTTTTGAAGTTCAGCCGTGGGCTTGCGCTCGATCTTAAAGCAATAGTTGGCATCTTCAAACGCCATCTTTTTCTCAAAGAACAGGTTAAGTGGCAAAAGCACCTTGTAGTTCACTTCGCCCACTCGGATGACCTCGTCGATCATCACTTCCTCGCCTTTGGAGTCAGTGACGGGTTTGCCGTCTTCTCCAAGAAGCGGGATCTTTTTGCCTTCCTCGAAATCGGGATGAATCTTGCCATCGTGCGGATTCCAACAGATTTCAAGGTATCCTTCGCCGCACACTTCGGCCACTCGAAGGGCCTGCATGTTCTTGACCTCGTACTTTTGCACCTGTTGTACGTGATCGAGGAAAGCCTTGGCGATCTTTGCCGACGTCTTGTCTTGGATCTCATCGTGTTGCGGAAGGATCTGAACCACTGGCTTAAACTTCGCCAAGCGCGATACCCGCTGTTCCACGACCTGGTTCAATAGGTTCATCACCATTTTTGGAGAAAACTTGGCCCGCTCTTGCTCGCGGTCTCGGTTTCCAGAGCGCGTGTCGAGCATCTGGTACTGAATGCCCTTGTATCTGGCCAGGTTGTGTTTGATCTCTCGGATTCGATCCTCATTCTCTCTTTGGAGAAACTTAAGCTCTGCGTTTAACCAATCGAGTATGGCCTTTTGCTGTCCCTCATCGTCGAGGTCCATCATCCAAATCGGACGCTTGTTGGCCTGTTGGTCAAACGACTCTAAGCTGTCAAAATCCAAGTCAGACATTTAAACCTCGCTAGAATGCGTCATCGCCAAGATCGAAGATTGGCGCTTTTTTGTCGGTGTGAAGTTGTTCCATGGCTTTGTCGGTATCGGTTTCGGCTCCGACCAATTGCTCGACAGGCACCATTTGCACGGTATGCGTGGAGCGCTTGATGGCTTCGACGCTGATCTTTGCGTCAAGGGCGAGCCAGATTGAAATGATTGCGCCGATGGTGGCGAGAAGGGACAACACGAGTGTAATGATTTCGATGACCATGTAGCGCATTTCACAGACCTTTTCAGTCAGATTCAAGTGGAATCTGTGGAAACCTTACAAGGCGGCGTCGCTCGGACGCGTTGGGTTTCCAACCCTGCGACCCTAGCGAGTCGGGTTTATCTTAACAGTCTGTTTTTCTGGCAGATACTCGACTAGACCTTCACAGCGCAGAACATAGGCTGGCGTAGCGTTTTTTCGATAAAGCGTGGTCGATGGCACGTTGATGTCCACGTGCTTGACGTAAAAGATTCGGTCATTGGTTTCGACCCGCCATGCGAGTCCGTTGGGCTCAAATTCCCTTGAGTACATGACAAGAACAGTAGCCATCACTCGTCACCAAAGGAATCGACCAGCATCAGTAGTGCAAAGAATATGGCCATCAGTGCAATGAGCCCGCTCATCTGCGCTTCTCAGGCAATGCAACAGCTTGCTCATCGTCTTCTTGTGATTGCATCATCTTCATCACCATTTTCAGCCTCATCGGATCAATTGAGCCGAACTTGTTCTTTGCTCGAGCGAGAACCAACAAAGCCTGATGCGGGTCAATCTCATCCACGCGCTTGATGTCCTTCAATTGTTGAAGACCCATCTCGAATTCCGGCCGCTCGAGTGTAATTTCTTCACTGTACTCTGGTTCATGGGCAGTTGCCTGGCCGTCACGGAAAATGGTATAGGTCTCACCGTCTTCTGATGCCGTTGCCTTTCCCGTTTGAAGTTCTCGTATGAATTTGTCGCGCAGCATCTTTTCTTTGATATTGTCGCGGGTCATTTCGGATTGCTGACGAAGGTCGATCTTGGGAGCAATTGAGCTACCGCCCTTTTGCAAGATCCGCTGGCGGAGGCGCTCGTAGCCTTCGATGTCTGGATTGCCCGCCATCGGAGTCTCCATTGGCAGCATGTATTTGAACACTTCGCGCATTTTGCTTACCTTTCCATTCAAGGCCGCCAACTCCGCCAACCATTAAACTTGGCGGCCTTGGCGGTGTTGCTAGGCGTTATCGACCTCTCATGAAGTTACGGAATTCTTTTTCAGAGATGACTGCGCCTGACTCTTTCTTCAAAGCCTTGCTGACCTCTTCAAACGTCACAGCTCCGCCGCTTTGCTCCATGAGCTTCAGAGCACGCTCAATACGCTTGCGCTTGATGCGTTCCTGTTCCTCCATGGCCTCGTCTTCACCAATCGCCTGGCCACTTGGCCCGATCTTGATTTTGCGAAGGTCTCCCTCGCCCTTTTTGGTTGCCACACCTGAGTACAACAGGACTTCTGATAGGTCTCGTTTCATTGCTCCACCGCTTTCTTTTGGCGCAATTCGCGCAGCATTCTAATAATGTCGATAACCTCGCCAGCACCACCCATCACATTCACTGGGTCAAAGCCACCTTCGATTATCATATCCGTGACTGGCGTTGATGTCTTTACTTCCTGGCCACGAACTGAGAAAGTTGGCGTGAGTGTTTCCTTGGCTAGTCCTTGAACTGGCTGGCTTATGTATTTGTCAAACGCCTCACCTGCATTTGCCACGAACTCATTAGGGGTAAGACCAGCCATTGCTTGCTCTGCCGCTCCCGTCGCACCAAGCACAGCTGCGGCTTTGCCTGCCATGATGAGTGGGCTTTTCTTGAAACGAGGATCAAAGGCTGCGTTGGTTGATCTGACCTGGTTAGGATTAAAAACCGTTATGTGTTTTGTCTGTGGTTCTGCTTTGTAATGATAACCAAACGATACAGCTGGCTTACCTTTCGTCACTGGCTCTAAACTTATAGCATCAAACCCAGCCGCCTTTAATGCCAATCTGTTGATTTCATTTCCTACAAGGTTTCCTGTTATTTTGTCTGAAGCATCACCTGTTTCCCTCCGCAAGGACTTCCACAGTTCCGTTTCTGTTGGCAGATCATTTTCAAGAATGGCGGACCAAGCCTTGTCTGGATGAAAATTTTCATATTTGTCTCTGGCCCGCCATAGTGCTTCTTTGATCGCCTTTGCCTCTTTGCTTAGGACAACGTCGTCACCTGCGACATTTAGCAATTCTATAAAATGCTGACCTTGATCTGGTCCCAAATCTGCCATTTTTTTACTGCGTATGTGCAGCGGATACAAAACGCCCTCTTTTTCCAAGGTCTTGTAAAGCCTCTTTTCTGCGGTTTTTTTTTGTTTTTGAAAAGAATCAATACTGGGATTCTTGATAGCTCGTTCGATTTTCGCTTGAACATCTGGGCCGGATTTGTCCGCATAGTTAGAAAATGCGTCTTGTGGGTCTGAGGTAAGATAAACTCCCCGCCCGACGGCGGCTGATTTGTCAAACTTTTTTGGATCAAACCTGTCGATGTCAAAAAAAGAACCATGGTAATAAACCTGTGGGCTAAAACCCATGTCAGCCATTCGCTGTTGCTTTGGCCCAAACGCAATATCAAGCGCCTTCAAATACTTCTGTCGCTCGTCACCAGTCAGCTTTGTCGTGACCTCTGGCTTGTCGTACTTGGCAAGGAAATCAAGGGCCTCTTTTACCGCCTGAACACCAGATTTCGCCGCCTTTGCCTTTGCCATTTAGCCCTCAGTAATACAATTGGTCATCCCTGATGTCTTCCGAGTCAGGGAAATCGTCTTCAATGGTATAGCCCCGACGCTCGGACTGCACTTCCTTTTTGTTCTCAACCTCGACGTTGAGCTGATAAAGCTCGGCCCCTAAAAAGTACCTAAAGCAGTCGATTAAGTGGTCATTTCCTTTGGGAATCTTCCCGTTTTTGTCTTTGACGTAATTGAGAAGCTCCCATTGGAAGTCTTTCGATTCCGCTGAAAGCTCCAAAAGCTCGGCCAGCATGATGTCCTTCATGAGCGATATTCCGGTCTCTTTGGCGTTATCGGATTTGTTTGATGTGCCAAATCCAACCTCGAATTGGTCGTACATTTCTTTAACAAACCAAGACGCTGCCTCATCGGCCACATAGGTCCATTGCACGTCAGGACCTAGCTTGTTTCGGATCTCAATAATACGTGGCCCGATCTGTGATACGCCTGTCTGACTTGGGTCCTTCTCGTAAATCGTCTCGAGCACATAGATACGCTTTGAATACGGGTTCACAGCCACAAACATCACAGCAAAGCACGTGGTTGTGCCTGGGTCGGCCACGCAGTACCAATTCAATTTCTTTCGGTCCCGAGCTATGTCGCGCAGCATTGACTTCTGAGAGCGCATTTCAATTTGTGACGCACCTGGGAATATGGCATTCTTACCACCTTTTACGCGCCTAGCCATGTATTCACGTTCCCAGATAACGCCATCGCCTTTGGCATAAAGTTCAGCACGCTTACTTGCAAGCCAATCGCGTTTCAGATGTGGATTGGTTTCTGATGGCATATTGAAGTACCGCTTTTTGGGGTTTGAGGCGAACTCGTCAGCATCCTTCATGAAGTGGTTATCAACCTCTGGCGGAGTACCCACGATGATGAGCTTTGCATTGATGAGGTTTGGGTCGATGACGGCGTAGAAGTCGGGCCGAAAGTCTTTGTATTCATCAAACGCAAGCAAGCCACCTTTGGTCATCTTTACACCCCGGTATTTGTCGATGTTGTCGGACCCATCGACCTTGATGAATGACCCATTGGTAAAGGTAATCCGCATTTCCGTGTCGTTTGTTTTAACGATCCAATCGGTGTTTCCGAAGTTTTGGAGTCGTTTGGATTCCCAGACGATCTCCCTGGCTTGGTTTTGAAGCGGGGCAAAGTAGTAGTTTTCAGAGTTTGGGTAAAGGTTAGCAAAGCGCCAGAAAAGGTACGCCAGTAGGTCGGTTTTTCCGAAGTTTCGGCCACACTCGGCAAAAACTTGGTCCACCACATTGTTAATGAGCGGGGCTCCCACTTTGATTTGACCTTCATGTGGAGTCCAGCGGGAGTGAAGGTCAGTCAGCACCTTTTGAAGTGTTTGGAGGTCCGGCTGCATTGGTTTCCTCTTGGAATGGGTCTTTTGATGGCGTTACGTCGATTATTTCGTGCTTTTGGATCTGGAAGAACGGGTCATCTTTGATGGCTTTGATGATGTCTTCGCGGGTCGCTGGCCTTGTTTCATCTCCCTCTTCACCATCTTCTGCCATCGAGCCAAGTTCAGTGACGGCCACGGCTGACAATTGCGGGGCCACGTACTTGAGGGCTTCTTTGGTGGCTGCGAAGCGCATTTCCGGCGTGATCCAATTTTCTTCGACAAATCCACCGTCCTTTAAGTACCTAATACGCTTTCCCTCATATCCCAGCGCCTTTTCGTCTCCTATAACGTAATGGAGAAGCATCTCAAAGACATTGATTCCGCGTCTATTGGCCACGTCCAAGCACCGCTCGCCAAGGTCCTTCATGAGCTGGCGGCGTGCTACGATAAGGCTACGAGTGGAGCGTGGCTGTTTGTAGCCCATCAGTCTTTCTTTTTGCCTTTCTTTTTAGGCTTTGCTGGCTGTTCAATGACGGGAGCTTCATTTCCCTGGATCTGTTCTTTGATCTGATCTTCCGAGCTTTCCATTAAGTGAGCCCAGGCTGCCAATTCATCGGCCTGCTTTTTGGCCTCGTCGATCTTTTCAGCCATTTGAGTGGCGCGTTTTATCAGCATGTTTGGAATTGAGGAAACCATTCGACGTGTGACTGACGGCGAGAAATCGCCATAGTTCTGACGAACAAACTCCTCTACCTTTTCTTGATAGAGTTTTTCTAAGTACGGGAAAACTAAGCCGACTGTGGGTTCAAACCCAAAGGTTTGTTTGAAATTGTCATAAAACTTAGTGTGATGCTCGTTGATTTGCTCCTCAGTCATGTCCTGATAAAAGCTCGCCATTTACGTCTCCAATGATTTTGAAAGGGTAATAAAAGCGATGTCGGCAGGCTGATCCATGAATTTAATGGCATGGACCTCAACCACATTCTTGTCGTTCTTGATAACGCCAAGTTCCTGCAAAAGATCCTGCGGGCCTTCGATAAGGTTTGAAACATCCGGCTCGTGCTGAATGCCAGTCATCTCAAAACGCATCTCGAGCTTTAGGCGTCCCTCAAAAGGAAACTGCCAGCCTTGGTTTTGAAGTTCGATCTTCTGTTTTAGAAGCTCGTGTCTTGCCATGCTTTCCCAAGCCTTAAAAGTGTCCGATGACTTGATGAATAGCTTCCCGTTTGGCCTTTTTACGATCTGCTTTGCGTTCTTCTTGGGCCGAACCCGGCTATTGAGTACAAATTTTGCCACTTGGGGCTTGGGCTTTTCCTGGTTTGTTGCGTAACGCTTCATGTCTTTTCAAGCCTTCTCACATATACTTGCACGAGGTCAGGACTCTCAGCAATGCCATCTGGCGTCAAATAGGGATGTCCTAGACCTAAAAAGTCTGACCAGTCGAAGCGGCACATGGCTCCCCATACCTCATGAACCAATTCAGCACAGTACAGAGCCGTATTATTACGAGAGAAAAGTGCATCATAGCTTCGCCCGACAAGGCTTTTTGCATAAATAGCGCGATCTCTCATGATTCGATCAAACATATCGGGATTTTCTTGCAATGATCTTGAAGGCAGATAAGGGCGCATCAGCATGACCTCGTCGCTTGTCTGACAAAAACTGTAAAGGTCTGTCAGCTTCACGCCTTCCGGCACAGCCTCAACGATCTTGCACTTGCATTCATGCTTTTCGGCCACGATGCCAACGTGTGACCAGTCGCCAGGAATGAGCAAGGTTGAAATCTTAGCTCGATCAGCCGAGAAGATAATGTCGCCCGGCAAAGCACGCTCGAGGATTGCGCTGTAATCGTCCCAGGAAGTGCGGCCATAGCCAGTTGAAAGCCTAATCTTCGGGATCGCCTTCAGCAAAAGCCACTGAACAAGCCTGTTGCCAATAATTAGGTAGCGAAGTTTGTTTTTCATGGCTGAAGCACCAGCGGTTTAGTTTCTTCAAACTGATATTTCTCGAGACCAAGAATGTTCATGCGGCGTTTGGCATCCAAGCAACACGCTAATGCTGCATCAAACACCGTGGGTCCCATCGCTTGGCCCATCGGTTCCTGCGTGTCTGGCGTTTTCATCTCAACGAAAAAATGGTTAAACGCCGGATTGTAAATCAAACACAACATCAGCCCCATCTCGTGCGCCTGTGTCACTGCCTCATCGAATGCTTTTCTGTCTTTTCCTGTCATAAACTAATGTCATCCTCCGAGCGTTGCCGCATGTAGAGTCGAATCTGGTCTCTTAGGTGGGGTTTTCCTGGGTCAAGGACCCACAAACCTTGAGCGTCAGGAAAGATGTCATCATCAGGATCGAAGTCATTGTCGATCAGGATTTGCCAGCGTTCTTGATATTTTCTGTTTTTCTTCTTGCCGTGGAAATGGTGAACGATTGTGCCCGGCACATAGCCCACGTTGTAATTGATGGCTGCCTTCACTCTGGCCTGCCAATCGACAAGCTCATCCAGGTATCTGGCGTTGACATTTTTTGGAACGGATCGCTCGACTAATCCAAGATAGCCCAGCGACATGTGATGATCGCCAGAGCCCAAAATTGCCCAATCAACAATCCCAGCCCCGTCAATAGCGCGACGAGTGGCCGCCCACGCATATCCTGGATGCCAAAAGCCACGTTTCGGATTGTATCCATATCCACCGCCTGTTCCTGGTCCCTCTGGGAGTCTGCAAAGGTTCTCGAAATACGACCACATGAATCCGTTGTGTGTCTGTAATGGCTCGCCTTGCGGGCCAAGGTCAATGCACTGAGAAAACATCTGGACCACGTCGTAGGTCTGAAGCTGATGCCAAGTCTCTTTTGCCCAGTCCTCTCGGGTGAATTGAATATCACCGTCAATCCAACATACGTACTTCCAGTCAATTGGCAGGTTTTGAATGCCAAGCGTTATCATCCGTTCTTTAAACCACAGCTCCTCACGGGTTCGCAGCTGAAGGAATCTGCACCCAATGCCTGGCGTGATTGCGAATGGCCGCTCGCCCTGCTGAAGCTCAACCACCATCATGTTGGTTCGGAAGTTTGGCAGCGTTTTCCGCATGTGGTTCAAAAAGTCGAGAAACAGGCGGTATCTCGTTTCAAATCGAACTGGATTGGAAATGACCGCTATCACATAGAAGTGGCGAAGGTCAGCGTTTAAGCCCTTATCAATGCTTGCCGTAAAACTATGTTCCTTTGGAATCTCATCAACGGAATCAAATGGCTTTGTGAACAAATCGCTCATTGCTTCACCTTTGCACCTTTAGGCAGTGGGTAATCCGATGGCCAGCGATAGCCGAGCACTGTCGTCTCGTAATAGTTGGAAATCTTAACCTTGTCGGATTGATTGCCTCCAAGTGTGCGGATCAGACCAGTTCCGTGGCCACCAAGGTAAAAGCCGACATGACCCTGCCAGTCTGAATTGCCGCGCTTAAAAATAACCACGCAATGTTCGATTGGCTGTTCAAGCTCAATTCCCCACTTGAGCCATGATCTTGCCGATGCGCTATTGGTCCGCTTCATTTTGCATTTTAGAAAGACCCAGTTAACAAAGGACGAGCACCATGGGATTTCGTCTTCTGTGGCCTTGAGCGACGTGGCCTGATGATATTCCAGAATGCGTTTGTTGTGCTTTGACCCAAGAACTTCAGACTGGCCAAGCTCTTGGAAGGCAAACTCCATCCATGGATATTGATATTTTTGGCTTGGCGTTGGCTCGGGTTTACGTGCGAAGTCCGCAATCGCTGTGATAATAGCAAGTATGCTTTCCCAGAACTTTTTCATTGTAGAATCTCCTCGGATGACCAAAGGGAACCACTGAAATAGTTTCTAGGCAACACAAAATCAAGGATCGGACGATAGCATCACAAAAAAGCCACCAACTAGAAGCATCAGCCACCAAGGCAGCAAGAAAAACCCATAGATCATCGAAAAGGCTACTGCGAGTATGCCAATAAAAAACATAGTTATGTCTCCTCGTTTCAAGTGACCCCACAAGGCAAGCCTCTGACGGGTGCAAGGATTCACTAACGCCATTGAACCTTGCGAGGTCATTTCAAACTGTTAATCGAACCGAGACCCGCGCTGTTGCATTCACTCCAAAATAAATTGGTTGTCAGTCAACGAGCCTCGGTCCGAATAACACCGCCCGATATTGCTCCCTCGGGCCACGGGATTAAGTAGCTTTTACTTTCTTCGGTTTAGCCTTTAAACCTTTTTCATAAGCAATCACCAAAAGGTTCTCAATCCACGAGTCTGGCGTTTCGCCGCCCACTTCCACATCTTGCTTAACAAGTAGCTTTAAAATCTCTCGAATGTCGCCAATGCGAGCTTGGCTTTTTTTGCCTTCACGTTTGGCAATTTCAGACGCGATTTTATTTAAGGTCATTTTTGTCTCCTCGTTATCTTCTAAGGTTCGTTTGACACAAATACTCACGATGATCCACGCACACAGTCAAGTTGTATCCACAATAAAGCTCATCAGCCGATGCACAATAAACCACACGGCCATCGTGCAGTGAATATTTTTGGTAATTTGGCGTAGCTTGAATAGCGTCGGCTTTTGACGCGAAAAAAAGCTGAATCATACTAGCGATACCCCAACCAAACCCAGCGCAACACATGACGAATAGCCAAACTAAAGTAACCCTTTTCATGTTTCACCCATACACCGAAAAATAATCCGACGCCTGTTCCATTGCGTGGCGCTTGTACGCCTCGGCCTGAAGCCTTACAGCCTCAAGTAACTTGTCGTAGCCGTTCTTTTTAACGTCATCATAGGTCCACTCAACCACAGACATCGCAATTTCCAGAACCTCTGGATCGGTGGCGTAGCCGCCAAGAAGATCATGGCGGCGTAGAGTGGGTCGAACATTGTTAATAAACGCCTTTAGGGTCATGATGCGTCTCATAGTGTAACCTCGTAGCCTTCCCAGCCAACATACACGCGGCCAAGATTCGGAAGATTCCAAACACCACCGCAGGACATTTCGTCATTCAAAAGATGATCGACTGGCTTTGCGATCTCTGGCATCCTTAAAGCCTCATTCAAACCAATAACCAACGTCTGGCGACCTTGAATAGTATTGAAAGCTACAACTATCTTTTTAAAAATGGACATTAGTGCCTCCTCGTTGGAAACACTTGTCGCACAATGAAACCTAGCTTTCAACAAAAAGAATCAAACTATTTGACGCTTTGTAGAAGATACACTCGGGGCCTTGTCTGGCTCGATCCCCTACAGAACGAATTACAGAACATAGGCTTTCCAACAGATCGCTTCAAAAAAAAGATTCCTTGAGATTCCTAGCTTCACGCCAGGCTACTAATCATCGAGCGATTAAGACACAGCAATCAACAAGCAAGTCTTCCGGGAATGACCCCGCCCAAGATTCTCTTTTTTTTTATTCAATCCCTATTGCACCGTTGTCCTGCCTTCACTTGAACACCCGCCCCGATTGTTGATTCGGTAGTTCGACCTCTCGGCCCTGGTAGCGGCAAGATTCAACAACGCACATCCTTTCGGATGAAAGTTTCCTGGTTTAACGAGTTTTTCAGGATTGCATTCTCGACTTGACGTTGTGGAGTTATTTTGAAATATATACCACATCAACAAGTAAGTTCTTTAAACCCCATGGACTGATGCAATGTCAACCATGGGGTTTTTTACATTAGACTTTTGCTTGGTTTTTCTCTTTTAGCTCGATCAGTGTTTTTTTTAGTTGTTTGATAGCTTGAGCGTGCTCGCGCTTCCTTGTAAGACTCTATGCTGTCGAGCGCACCGATTGAGTTAGAGTCTCCTCGTAAAGACCTGCCTCACGCCGCCCTGAGAGTGCGACTTGTTCAGGCGCGGCACCTTTTCCCATCCCTAGGAAAGTGTTCATCTGTCCGTGACATAGGTGAAGCGGCACGCCAAACGAGTGAAGGCTCACTACTCTCGTCAGGCATGCGTAGGTTTTTAAATAACGGGCCGCCAAGCGATGGCATTCGCCAATATGGCCTTCGGCACCGAATCTCTCTTTGATGCCTCTGGCGTGGTCGATAAGCGGTTTAAAGTGGGTTTCGGCAGTTTCCTTAAAGCGTGATCGGAACTGGTCCGGCATTGCTGCCAGTATCTTTCGGACCTCTTGCTCTGTGTCAGCCCACAATTGAGCTTTCATCAGGCACCCCCGACACCTTGCAGCGTATGGCGTCAGTCTGGATGCGGCAAGTTATTTTTTGATTGGTAGCTTAATTTTCTGGCGCTTAACGATCATTCCCTTAGGGATCGTCATAATGCACGATATAGAATCGTTAGTAGCAAACCGATTAAGACAAAGCGTGACAGATTTTGAGGTTTCTCTCACGACAAAGCCAAGGCTCTGGGCCAAGATGTGATCCTCTGTGCCGGCTTCCTTTGGATCAACCCACTCGTCCTGGCTGTAAGCGTCTCCCCAAGTGATTAGTTCGGCATACTCATTTTTCCGGGCCATAGTAAACCCTCCCCACCCACCGCTTGTTGTGGCCAAGGATCATCGGAACAAATACCGGAACACCATTTATGATAATTCCGCAGCCCAAAGTGGGCTTGTTTCTAAAAACCTTCCCGTACATGAAGGCATAGGCATCAATGTCGATCAGGCACCCAGTATTCATGCCCCAAATCTGGTCCATTACACCAGTGGCGTATTGAATCCCAGCGTTTGAATGCTGATGTCCAATAGATGTGTTCATCCTGTTCTGCACAGCTGCGTTTCTTGCTGCGTTTATCCCTGAAACACCTTCGCCATGTTCAAACATCACGTTTTCAATGATCCAGCGGTCCTTCCATTGCCAGCCAGGCGGGGCACCGTAAACCTCTGCCACCGACTTCATGAATTCCGAAGGTATTCCAGCCTCACTGGCTTTCTTCCAAGCCCGGTAAGTATGGTTTGATTCGCACACAAAGACCTCAGGAAACGCATCAAACCAGTAGCTTAACCGATGCCTCGCCTCCTCGAGTTCTGCGCGTGCTGAAAGGCCATTGGGATTACTGGGCCACTTTCCAAGCGTGTGCTGATCGACCTCGTCACCTTGGTGAACCACTATGATCTTATGACCATTGTCGATGTATGGCTGAATAACATGTTTGCAGAAAGCTAAGGCGTCTTGGTGGGCGAAGGGTTCTTGCGTGTCCGAAATGCAAAGAATCACAGCCATTGCACGTTATTACAGCAATGGCATCCTGGGATTAAAAGTCTCAAATCTAAAACTGGACTATTTCTGCGGGGTATTGCTTGATTCAGCGTTTATTGTAATCTTCATTTTGCCAATCCCTGATCCACAAGTTTCCAAATTGCTTTTCGGTACAAGTCAATCTCCCATTCCGCGTTTGGCTCAAAATCTTTAGGGTCTTGACGGTATTTCATTATCGCACCAATACATTGATCGGCTGGACGAGGGAGCTTTGCTTTGTAGCCTATGCGGTTTAGAAAGACCGTCGTGCAGATCATCGTCGGATAGTCTTGGACTTTACCTGCACTTGATTTAATTCCAGCCCCTTCCGACTTATCGTCAGACCATCGAAAAGGAAGACCTAAAAGCCAGCCCTGGATGCGATTCATTAGGTCTAAAAGCCACCATTGCCTAAACATAATCACATAAACCGCAGGCTGCGCTAGTTTCCAAGTGCCTTTGATAAATGGGCCGGAGAGATATTTTGTCCAATCCTCTCGAAGATTCCAATACAGCAATTGAGCCATCATGAGCGGAACCAATTGATCGTTTGTAAATCCCTTTACACCCCAGTCCTGTTTTCCTGGAATATCGTGCAAATCTGGATGGCGTAGAAATCCCTTCCATTTTGGAGCGCCAAAAACCGAAATCGGCTCGTGTAAATCATTCATCCATTTGTGGCCAAGAATATAAGCGCGACAAGTATCGGCACAGCTATCCCCTAAGTTTGCGATCTCGTGACCAGGCAGGCGTGGCGCTTCTCGAATGAGGCACCAGTGACGATCGAATTTCATTTCCCAACCTTTTCCTCATTCTTCCTTTTCTCTTTCTCAAGCATGTCCTCAAGCAGAAGATTCCGACTGGACTGCATGATCTTTTTGTCACGCTCTTGCTGGCCTGATGAAACGTAGAGCTTAGCGAGTTTCTTAAATAGCTCTTTCATTATTCAGAATCTCCTGATGGGATGCTTACTATGTGAATTGCCCCAACTAATCCGACTATCGAAACGAGCAAAGACAATATCGCCAGAATGATAAATGCTTTGTCGTTGCTGCTCATCCCCAGACCCTTTCAATCAAGTCGTAAATCAATTCGATTTGCTGATATTCA